ATACAAAGCATCATTCGCAAAGTGGACAAACAGAAATATTCCTGAGTGGTGGAGTCCGTATTCATGAGTGGTGAAATTTGTATAAATAAAAGTATTAGTCAGGAGATATAATGCCAACTTATGATTTTATGAACATTGAAACTGGTGAGCAATTCACCGAAGTGATGACAATGAGTGAGCGTGAAGCGTTCTTGGCTAAAAACCCTCACATTCAACAACAAATTACCCGAATGAATATGATATCTGGAATGCCCAAAAACGATGACGGTTGGAAAGAAAATCTTTCTCGAATTGCAGAGGCACATCCACATTCAGCACTAGCAGACAGAGTAGGTGGTCGAGATTCTAAGACCGCTAAGACTACTTCTGTGCTTGAAAAACACGGCGTGAGAAAGGGTAAATACTCAATGGACCTATAAAGGAGTTTCCATGCCAAATGATCTCTCTATTGCCTACGATGAAAATATTTTTCCAATATCTAATAGACAAAGAAGACGATTAAACAAGAAAGCCAAAAGAAAAACACAAAACGGTTTATATTTAAATGATATAGAACCTATGACAGACACTCAACAAAGAGTGTTTGATTCATACCTGACCGGTAAAAACATGATGTGTCACGGTGTTGCAGGTACAGGTAAAACATTCATTTCATCATATCTAGCAATTAGAGACATACTAGAAAAGTATGACGAAAAAGAAACACTGCATATTATTCGTAGTGTTGTTCCCACAAGAGACATGGGATTTCTTCCCGGTTCAACGAAAGAAAAATCAAAAGTTTATGAAGCACCCTACTATGCAATATTTAATGAGTTGTTTAGTAGAGGCGATGCTTACGACATTCTCAAACAGAGAGGTCAGGTTCAGTTCTCTACAACATCTTTCGTAAGAGGCTTGACATTTAACGACAGTATTGTTATAGTAGATGAATGTCAAAATATGACATATCATGAACTCGATTCGGTAATAACTCGTCTCGGTGATAATTGTCGTGTCATATTCTGTGGTGATTTTAGACAATCTGATTTCAGATGGGAAGACGAAAGACAAGGTATCATGGACTTCATGAGAATTATCAAAAGTATGAATTCATTTGATTTTATCGAATTTGATAAAGATGATATAGTAAGAAGCGAACTGGTAAAAGAATATATCATTAGCAAATTAAATCTTGGTATTTTATAGATATAAATAGATCACTAAGATAAGTAAGGAGTAGAAGATGGCTTTACAATCTTCTGGACAAATTAGTGCTTCTCAATTGAGAACAGAGTTTAATCAGTCTGGTGAAATCTCATTAGGAAGTTTATATAAGGGTGGTTCTATTGTTGAAGGAGGCGAAACTAGAAGTTTAGAGTATACGCAAGTATATGGATACAATGGTAGTCCTAGTCTTGGCACTCGAAATCTGTCAAATGTTAGTTCGTTTTCTTTCAGTTGGCACAATAGATCAATCTCCGGCACTTACGATGGTTGGGGAACATCTCATGTTCGTGAAACTGACGAAGTTTCAAATCAAAGGTGTGTGGCCACAAACGTATATATGGGTCAAATGGGCTGGCGATGGTCCGCTGGATATAGTGGATATACACAGAATCCATATTATTTCACCGTAGTTATTACTGGTCCACATAGAACAAGCACAACTGGTTCATTCTTATCAGGAACACAATACTATACAGGAAGTGTAACCAGAGATCAACAATCCGTTGGTATTGCGGCTTTTACAAGAAGAAGTGGTGATCCTGGCGTACCGAATTCTCAAAGTGTGGCGACAGGAAGTACCACTGCTGTAGAAAGTAATCTCTATTACATATATGATCTGATAGATTGTGATGTAACATGGTATTTTAATTCATATCAACCTGGAACGTCATCGGCATCCTTCAGTTTTGTATTTGCCAATGATGTAAATGTTAATATAAATGTTCCAACTTCAGGACAAATAAAATTTTCTGATTTTTATGGATCAGAGAATGTTTTGTAAATAAAAATTATGTTTAATCATGTAAATGTGAATATTCCAGAAATTCAAACAGAAACTATCAACGGTGGGCGTTACTATGTGACGCCTACTGGTGATAAGTATCCTTCTATCACAACAGTTCTTTCGATTCTATCCAAGAAAGCAATCATGGAATGGCGAAAGAGAGTTGGTGCTGAAGAAGCAAATAAGATATCCACACAAGCGGCTCGTAGAGGCACTAATGTGCATCAGATGTGTGAAGACTATCTGAATAATAAACCACACATAAACCATAAAACTATGCCTGTGGATAAAGAAATGTTCTCAACTTTACAACCAATTTTAGACAAATATATAAATAATATACATACTCAAGAAGCAACACTATTTTCAGACTATCTCGGTGTTGCAGGTAGAGTAGATTGTATAGCGGAGTTTGATGGTCGACTATCGGTAATTGATTTTAAGACATCAAGAAAAACAAAAAAGAAAGAGTGGATTTCTAATTATTTCCAACAAGCATCTGCTTATTGCGTAATGTACGAAGAGCGTACAGGAACACCTATCGACCAAATAGTGATTCTTATTGCAGTTGATGATGAAGAGCCGCAGGTGTTCATAGAGAAGAGAGATAATTATATCAAAGATTGTATGAACACGATTGCTCTCTATAAGGAACAGCAAAATGAGAAATCTACTACTAGCAGTTTTAATACTTTTTAGTACATCAGCATTCGCCTCACCTGAATGGAGAAGTAAGCCTATTCAGTGTGCCGAGGTAACAGAAGTTTATCAAGCATATATTTGGAGATACGACTTAAAGCCTTTGTTTGTAGGTGTTTCAACAATAGCAGATTCAGAACTTCAACCAATACCAACTGCAATCGCATTTTATCTAAATGATAATGGACATTGGTTATTTTTAGAACTTGGTGATAATGATGCTTGTGTGGTATCAATGGGCAATGGTTGGGATCCAAATATTAGTGAAGAATTATTAGATAAAATACTTTTTGGTAAAAATAATACTTGACATCAAATGTTCTTTATAGTATAAATATAGATGTTCGATGAAGCAATTCGGACGCTGGACAGGACATGGGGGCAGTACCCATCGCCTCCACCATAAACACACTGGAGAGATCTATGATAGAAAAGTTCTTTTTAAGATTTAAGTTGTATCGGAATTTTGTTGAAAAACAAGAAAAGAAAAGAATTAAATATCTTGGACTTTAGTGTGCTTATGATGGGGGCGAACTAGGATCGACTGACAGTTAGTAGGAAAGTGGAGAACTGGTGCGAAAGCGACCATAACCGCAATGAACAAAGCAAATGCAAACGATAACTTTGCACCTGAGATGCGCCTAGCGGCATAATCTCTGGGCCCGCCAGAGCCTCGAAACAGAATCTGGCACCTTATAGGTTGGTCGCTCAATAGACCCGCACAGGCCAACGGTTAGTCTGTCACAACAAAGGAGAATTGGGAATGGTCTGTTCGCCCAATTAAAACTTAGTAGGAACACAAACAAGCAACAATCGTTTTATTTGATTGCTCTGCTTTATAAACAATGACTAGGATGTGTCGTAATAATGACTAGCATCCTAGTCATTTTTTTGTGTGTGTCAAGATTTTGACAATGTATAAATAATAGTAAAGAATAAGAGATGATATATATTGTTGAAGGACTTCAACTATAAGCGAGATTTCAAAATGACTAAAAGATTACTCATCGCAATGATGTTTGCTATGATAGGCACAAGTCTATCTTTCGCAGAACCTATTGTCACTGAATCGACTACAAACAGCACAATCACCACAAACGGAAGTATGGAAACGACAGTAAAGTCACCGCCTCCTTCTGCTATTTCTCCACAGTTTAGCACTGGTAGTAATAGTGATTTATGTACAGTTGGTGTTGCTGGTGCTGTTCAAACTCAGATTTTAGGTATCTCAGCAGGCACCACATTTACTGAAGAAAACTGTGTAAGATTGAAAAAAGCAAAGACACTTTATGATATGGGTATGAAAGTTGCAGCCGTATCTATAATGTGTCAAGACAAAGGTGTATTTGATGCTATGATGATGGCAGGCACGCCTTGTCCATATGAAGGACAGATTGGCGAAGCCGCTAAGATTGGTTGGGAATCTCATGAAGAAACATTGAAAGAAAAACAAAGCGCAGAGGAAGGTTTAGATGTCAAAGAGACTTCTATTAGTATTGGTGGGGTGCTTATGGGCCTCCTCTTCCTACTCTGAAACAACACCATACTTCGGCACAACAGGAAACGCCGCAGTAAATGGTTTGAACTGGAGTATGAATGATGTTTTACCAACACCGCCTGGTCTTGACATCAATGGTGTGATTTACAGTTATACACCACAAAAGAATACTGCTGATGATATGAAAGTTCATGTTCAGAACGAGAACGCAAACGGTAATGGATATATCTTTCGTGAAACGGATGATTGGTCAGGCGCACAAGGTGGTATTGAAATCAGAAAGATAGTTCCTGTTATACCAAATCTACCAAGAGAACTATGGGGCGATGGTTCTATTGAAGTAGAAGGAACTGGAACTGTAGAAGACGCATCGGTTGTTTATAGTTATAAAGTAGATCCTTGTTATGATCCTCAGTTTGATCCAAGTTGCCCTGGCTACGAACCTGTAATACCTGATATTGAAACTGTAAATATTGATGACTTATATGACGCAACACAAGATGAATATGTTCTAAATGCTACAGAAGAAACAGACAAAGATATATACGAAGAAGAAGAGGTAGTTGAAAACGAAGAAGATGAAGAAGAAAGAAAAATAAGACTTGAAGCGGCTCTAGCGGCTGTAGATAACTCTGCTATGTTCGCTGAAGCATTTGCTCAAGCACAGATTCTAGCCGCAATGAATATGGCGGTTCAGATGAGTAGTTATTATGCATCAAATATTCCAGGCGGTCAATATAAAGAAACAATCGTTCTGGTGGATAAGAAGATAGAAGATAATAAAAAAGGGCTAAGAAACGGATTGGCTCAACAAATCCTGCATGAAGAAATGGTTTCAATGCAGTACAACAACTAGGAGAACTCAATGTTCAAAAAAATACTAATCGGAATGTTTACATTGTGTGCTACATCTGTGTATGCCGCAGAGGTGCCGATTACTGGTAGTGTTGAATCTCGTTGTGTCATTACAACTGACACGCCGGGTGTTTATGGAAACCCAAATGCATATACACTAACAACAACTCCTGCTGATGGTGGTGTAAAGCCTGTGGTTCGCTTTGATGTAACACTTGCTAATGCTTACTACGCACAGATCACCACACCTACATCATTTGATTCAAGTCCTTCACTGAATGACACGGTGACATGGACTGGTTCAACAACAGTCAGTGCTGTAAGTGATGCTACAGGCATGGCTGGTTATGAAACTGCTAAAACAACATTTGGTTCTACCACACAGTATGATCTAACAGCAACAGGTTCAACTTGGTTTGAATCTAGTTCAACAGCAACAAATGGTGGTAGCAAAGCATTTCCTGGCGGTAACTATGTTGCTAATGTAGAGGCGGTTTGTGTCGCTAAATAAAAGATGAAGAAACTATATATTATTACATTATTGATTATGTTGATGTCTAACTTGAGTTATGCTCATGAGATGACACCAACATACCCTCAGTGGAAACAATCGTATTTGAATGATATTCTTGTCACCGAAATGACGATGTTCAATAAGAGGGCTGATGTAGAATATTATGAGATTGCTGTGCTTGATCAGAACTGGAATCCAGTTCCGTTTGTATCGTCATATAAGATATTCAAATTAGAATACTTGAGTCGTGTGAAGTTTGATGTCTATATCAGAGAAAGTGATAGAGATAGAGTGGAATATATCTGTTCTAAATCTAAAATCAGAGATAAAAAAGGAACACAGACAACAATTTCATCTATGATTTGTTCAAGGTTCAAGTGAGAATAGACTTATGAAAAAAACTATATTCATGACAACATTATTGTTTACATTACCAGCACTTGCTGAAAACAACTCACTGAATTTACAGTTGCCAAATGCAGGCGCCACATATGGACAAGATTCTTTTCGTTCTGGTGAAATGGATTGTAAAAACTCTGTAGGCGGTTCAACTAATCTTGAATTTGGTGTCACAGGTATCATCGATAACTATAATAGTCCTTTCAGTGGTGGTGGTAGTGGTTCAAGCACAAAAGACATTGGTGTATATGGTAGAATTATAATTCCTTTAGACGGACCTAAAGAAAGAGTAAACTGTAATACGCTATATCAACTTGAACTGAAAAGAAAACGACTAGAAATTATGAAACTAGAAGAAGAACTAAGAAGACTCAGAGCATTACAAACAGAGGAATAAAATGGCTGATAAGGACTTGGGTCAAGAACTCGAAAATATGGAAGAGGGTATCGAAAACCTCAAGAATAAAGAGTTTCGTATTTTCGGTATCAAAGTAACATTTATGACAGTATCAGCACTTGTCGCTGTTCTAGGCTCTGTCTTAGGTGCTTTATACGGTGGTTTTCTTATGTATCAAAAGGTTGAGCAAGCGATTGAGTTTGTCGATCAGCAAGAAGAATATCAAGAACTGATGGCGTCTTACGATCAGCGTATGCAGATTATCGAAACAAAACTTGAAGAAGCCGTTGACTACATTAGAGACATTAAGGGCGACTTGAGGGATGATATTCTGTCTATCGAAAAAACTGCTGACCGTGTAGAAGATGAAGTAAGAAAAGTTGAAGGTGAGGTTCGTGATATTGTTCAAAATGCAGAAGAGCGTTTTGAAAATAAGAGAGATGCGCTTCAGAACGACTATGATGAGAAAGCGAATAGACTTTCTGAATCTAATCAAAGTCGAATGGATGACTTAGAAGATAAAGTCGAAAGAGAACTCAAAGACCTTGAAGACAGAATTTCCAAAAAACTACAAAGAGCATTGGACAATCCTCTAGCGAACTAATATAATAAATAGTTCGTTGGGAGGAGAGAAAAATGATCGATCCAATTACGGCGGCTGCCACCGCCAGTAGTGCCTTTGCGGCTATAAAAAAAGGTTTTGAGATCGGACGAGATATTGAATCTATGGCTGGTGATCTAGGTCGCTGGATGTCTGCTATATCTGATATCACCGAGGCTGAGAAGCAAGCACAAAATCCACCAATATTCAAAAAACTTATGTTCGCTGGTTCTGTAGAAGAAGAAGCGATACAACTGTTCGCCGCCAAAAAGAAGGCAGAACAGCAAAGAGAGGATCTTAGAACTTTCATTCAATACACAATGGGAGCATCTGCTTGGGATGAACTCATTCGTATGGAAGGAAAGATTCGTAAAGACCGACAAGAAACTATTTACAAACAGGCTCAAAGAAGACAAAAGTTTATAGAATGGACAGTGATTAGTATAGCAGTTATTGTTGGTATAGGACTTCTGTCTCTCTTTGTGATACTTCTAAAATGACAGAACTCATTCATGTGTTTCTTCTCATGCTGTATCTCGGCACAGGAGATGATCGCAAACTTATATCACAAGATATGTATTTTTATTCGATAGATGATTGTAACTATTTCGCAGATCGTCTGATACAAAGACATGGAAACTACGGTGTTATTGAATGGATGGACCCGAGAGATAGAGCAACTGCTTACTGTACACCCAAAGTGATACGAAAAGATGCTGTAGGAAAACAAATAAAAGTGTATTGACAAATCGCATAGATATGTGTATACTATCAGTATGAAAAAGTTATTGATAGCAGTATGCGTTCTGTTCTCTTTTCCAGCGATTGCGGATGAGGGAAAGTGTCTTGCGGATAATATTTATTGGGAAGCACGAAATCAAACAAGAGTAGCACATATGGCGATTGCTCATGTCACTCTAAATCGTGTAGAAGATAATCGTTTTCCCAATACAATATGTGAGGTTGTTCATCAAGGACCTACGCGACCAAGTTGGAAGAATCCTTTGATACACTATCCAGTTCGTCATCGTTGTCAGTTTTCGTGGTATTGTGATGGTAAGTCTGATGAGATACCAGAAGTTGATGCTGAGTTATATGCTGAGATTCTATGGTTAGCAAGAGCATTTATTCTGAAGCGTGATTATCTGATTGATTTCACAGAAGGTGCTACACACTATCATGCTTATTATGTAAAGCCTGAATGGGCAAAGACAAAGACACGCACAGCAAAGATTGAGGATCATATTTTTTATAGGTGGGAAAGTGCAGATTGAAAATGATATTAAACTTGACTATAGTGATGTTCTAATCAAACCAAAACGCTCTACTCTCAAGTCACGCAAAGAAGTAGACTTAGAAAGAGTGATGCGTTTCAGGAACTATAAAGCAGATTTTCCTGAAAATGTGAGAGAATATTCTGAATATCATGGTGGTGGACATTTTGATGGTATTCCTATTATCGCCGCTAATATGGATGGTGTAGGAACTTTTGAAATGGCTGATGCTTTAATGAAGCATAACATTATGACTTGTCTGAAGAAAACTTATACTGTCAATGAACTTGTAGAGTATTTTGATTCAGATCATTACAAACGCTCTTGGTATGTCGCAATGTCTATCGGCTCTACAGATGCAGACTACCTAAAGTTTCGTAATGTTCAAGAACTAACAGATGGTAAGATTCGTATTCTCTGTGTAGATGTAGCAAATGGATACACAGAAGCATTTAGCAACTTTATCTATCAATTGCGACTAAACCATTCAAACATTATCATCATTGCTGGTAATGTTGTAACAGCAGATATGACACAGGAGTTAATTCTCAATGGAGCAGACATTGTTAAAGTTGGCATCGGGCCTGGGAGCGTTTGCACAACTCGTATCAAAACTGGCATTGGTTATCCTCAACTTAGTGCTGTTATTGAGTGCGCTGACTCTGCTCATGGTCTTGGTGGCCATATTATTGCAGATGGTGGATGCACCAATGCTGGAGATGTTGCTAAAGCGTTTGGGGGCGGTGCTGACTTTGTAATGCTTGGTGGTATGCTTGCTGGTCATGATGAAGGTGGTGGTGAAGTAGAAGATGGTAAAGTAAAATTCTATGGAATGTCATCGGAGACGGCAAATGACAAACATTTTGGAGGGCTCAAAGACTACAGAGCCGCAGAAGGAAAAGATGTCCTTGTTCCCTACAGAGGAGCAGTTGATACTACTATCCAAGATATTCTTGGAGGACTCAGATCAGCCTGCACCTACTCAGGAGCAAAAAGAATTAAAGACTTGACAAAGTGTACAACTTTTGTTAGAGTAAATAACACACATAACAAGGTATTTGGTAATGGCACTTGAAGTATTGACAACAGCAAAGTTTTCTACTATGATAGAAGAACTAGTAAAGGAGAAGCGTATTCCATATATGGAAGCGGTTGTTCATTACTGCGAAATGGAAAACATGGAGATTGAGGTAGCGGCTAAACTGTTGAGTGCTGTTGTAAAAGCAAAGATTGAAGCGGAAGCACAAGACTTAAACTTTCTGCCAAAAGTCGCTAAACTGCCAATATGAATGGATTTGAAGCATATCAAACCTATCTAGCAGTCACAAACCACTTTCGTAAAAAGAACTATGATTACTTTCGTTATAACGGAAAGATGAAGGTGAGTGAAACTTCTTATCTGTCTCGTAAGGATAGATGGACTTTTGAGAAGGTAGCAAAGAGGTTTGACAGAGAAGATTTTGTAAAGTATCTCGTATCAAACATACTTGATGATTCAGAGAATATGTGGATCGGTAGTATGATGAATGGTAAGGGAGAAATACTATATAAGAAGTATGTAAAGAATCTTGAATCTCTTACATACAACTACAAAGAAGACTTAGAGACTATCTATGACTTTGAGTCTCGTTTCGATAAAATATTCACATCTGAGAAAGGACATCCACTACTCTTTAGATTATACCTGAGAAAGAAAATACACATAAATACTTGTGTGATTCTCAATGATTTGGTTGATTATGCAAGACTCTGGCGCAAGCAAGATGATATGATGTTAAATAATTTTCTGAATTTGCTTGACAAATATCCAAAGTTTCTGTATAGTTATACCAATATCGACAAAGCAAAATACAAAAAACTAACATTGGAGGTTTTCAATGAACAATGAAGTTGAAGCATATGTCGGTGAACTTAGAGAACTAAGGGAGGAAAATGACACTCTTAAAGAGAGAATCAAATTTTATGAAACAGAACTCGCTTGGCAAGAAAGAGCGAAGGTTGATTGGGATATACATAGTATGATACTGAGATATCCTGATGGAACCGAAAAATATACTTGACAAGCAACTTATATTATGCTATATTGGACAATAATAATACACAACATACACAACATACGGAGTATACAAAAATGGCAACAAATTTCGCCGCACTAAAAAAGTCACGCTCAAACTCTTTGAGCAAACTCGTTTCAGAGACCACAAAAATCAATACATCAACTGAAGGCTCATCATCTGATGATCGCTTCTGGACACCTACAGTCGATAAGGCTGGTAATGGTTATGCAGTCATTCGTTTTCTGCCTGAACCAAAAGGTGAAGAACTACCTTGGGTTCGTCTGTTCTCACACGGCTTTCAAGGACCAGGCGGTTGGTATATTGAGAATTCTCTAACTACCTTCGGTGAGAAAGACCCTGTATCTGAATACAACTCAATGCTATGGAATAATGGCACTGATGCTGGTAAAGATCAGGCTCGTAAACAGAAGCGCCGTCTTGGCTACATCGCAAACATTTATGTGGTAAAAGATCCTGCTAATCCTGAAAATGAAGGTAAAGTATTCCTCTATAAGTTTGGTAAGAAGATTTTCGACAAACTGAACGAGGCTATGAATCCTGAGTTTGAAGATGAATCACCAGTAAATCCCTTTGACTTTTGGGAAGGTGCTGATATGAAACTCAAGATTCGCAATGTAGAAGGTTATCGTAACTATGATAAGTCTGAGTTCGATACACCATCTGCACTTCTTGATGGTGATGATGATCGACTAGAGAAAGTCTATGAAGGTCTTTACTCACTTCAAGAGTTTCTAGATCGTAAACACTTTAAGACATATGCTGAACTAGAAGCAAGGCTTAATCGTGTTCTTGGTCTAGATGGTTCATCTCCAAAACCTACCAGCACTGCTGAAGACAATGTTGTAGAAGCACCAGTAGCAAAGTCTGCGCCTGCTCCTAAACAAGAATCAGTAAGTGTGGGTGATGATGACGATGATACACTCTCCTTTTTTGAGAAACTTGCTGAAGAAGATTAACCGTCACTCTGACGCAAGAAACTGAGGGGGCTTTCGCCCCCTCTTTTTTTTATTAGAAATCTGTTGCCATTGCTGTAGTGTATCTATCTGATCTACGGCGTCTTCTATTCTGTGTAGGAGATATGTTTGCAACAGTAGTATTATTTACTGATTGTTGAGTATTATTTGTCACCGCTGTTGTTGTAGACAAATCTGTAATCGCTGGTGCTGACCTAGTGGCAGCCAACTCTGTGCTTCTTACATCCATCTCTGCGCCAGTTGTAGCGGTTGCCGCATTTGGATTAAGAGCCATCTGTAAATCTCTAATTCTTTTTGTCGCTTGCTCAAAATTAACATCTGGTGACGCAAGACCTTTAATTTCTGTGCCTGAAGAGATCCAACCTTCACCTACTGTTCCACCCATAATAGCAGTTTCAATAGCAGGAATGGCGTGCATCAAATCTTCAGCAAATGCTTTCATTTTG